ACTTGAAAAGCAACTGAGCGATGTCGAAGAATCTGTGCAGCAATCTTTTATTCCAGATAAAGATGCTAACTATGTCCCGTTTGGTAACTTTAATGACGTAAAGAAGATTATTGCATCTCGTCGTTTCTACCCCACTTTTATCACTGGTCTGTCAGGAAACGGTAAGACTGTTTCTGTTGAGCAAGCATGTGCTTCTCTAAATAGGGAGTTGATTCGTGTAAACATCACCATTGAAACCGACGAGGATGATCTTATTGGTGGTTTCCGTCTTGTTAATGGCGAAACTGTTTGGCATAACGGACCCGTTGTCGAAGCTCTGGAGAGGGGAGCTGTGCTGCTTCTAGATGAAGTTGACCTTGCGTCTAACAAGATTCTGTGCCTGCAATCTGTATTGGAGGGTAAGGGTCTCTTCCTCAAGAAGATTGGCAAATATGTTAAACCCGCTCTAGGTTTCACCATCTTTGCTACTGCCAATACTAAGGGCAAGGGTAGTGATGATGGTCGATTTGTTGGCACCAATGTTCTCAACGAAGCATTCCTTGAGCGTTTCCCTGTAACCTTTGAGCAGTCTTATCCAACTGCTGCGACCGAGACCAAGATTCTCATCAACAATGGTGCCGAAGAAACCTTTGCTGACAATCTTGTTAAGTGGGCAGGAGTCATCCGTAAGACTTTCTTTGATGGTGGTGTGGATGAGATTATTACCACTCGCCGTCTAGTCCATATCGTGCAAGCAAATGATATCTTTGGTGATCGTATCAAGGCAATCACCAATTGCATCAATCGATTTGACGAAGATACTAAACAGTCTTTCCTTGATCTCTATACTAAGGTTGACGCTGGGGAAGATTCCGAATATAATGAAGGCGAAGAATCTATCTGATTATGAAATACAATGAGGAGGCGCTCCTACAGGAGCTCCGTGACTACATTGCAGGCACATATAATCAGCACTATGCAACTGATAAGATTCAGACGCTAGATCTGATTGATGCCTGTGGTGATGCTGAAGCATTCTGTCGGAGTAACATCCTGAAGTATGCTTCTCGTTACGATAAGAAGGGCACTGCCCGTCGTGACATTATTAAGATCCTGCATTATGGACTGTTGCTGCTTTATTTCAGCGACCAATCTGCAAACCGTGAAGAGTATCCCAATCGATGACCGTAATTTCTAAAGAGACTATTGACCTGCTGCAAAACTTTTCGACTATCAATAAGTCGATTGTTATCAAACCAGGCAATCAGATTCAGACATTGAGTCTGAATAAAAATATTCTCGCCAAGGCAAAGGTGGAAGAAACCTTTGATCGTGATATGGCAATCTACGATCTGCCTTCTCTCATTGCAGTCTTCAACCTATTTGAAGGCACTCCTGTGATTGATACTGATGCAGATCAACATCTTCTGATTAGCAACCCCGCTGGTCGATCTAAGGTTAAATTCTTTTATTCGGATCCTGATATTATTGTCACTCCACCTGAAAAGGATGTCGATCTTCCTACTGAAGATGTGCGCTTCCGTCTTGAGGCACCAGTTCTTCAGCAGATTCGTAAAGCATGGTCTATCTGCGGTGTGCCTGATCTTTGCCTTTATGGGCATGATGGTTCTATGCAACTTTGCTTGACCGACAAGAAGAATGAAACTTCTAATTCATATTCTATTGAAGTTGGAGAGACTGATGAAGAGTTTTGCTATTGCTTCAAGATGGAGAATCTCAAACTCTACAATCAGGGTTATGATGTCACTATCAGCAAGCACAATGTTGCACGATTTGAAGCAGACAATGTAAAATATCTAATTGCTCTAGAACCTAATGGATAAGAAAGATTATGATGGTCCCCTCTACGCTCCCTGGTCTGCTGTAGTAGCGGGCAAGAAAAAATTCCAAGACTGGTTGAAGAAACAAAACGACAAAAAGTAATGAATGATTTCCTTTGGGTAGAGAAGTATCGTCCTCAAACTGTTGATGACTGTATTCTTCCGACCGCTGTAAAAGACACCTTCAAGAGTTTCATTGAGCAGGGTGAGATTCCTAATCTCCTGCTCTCTGGCACTGCAGGTGTTGGCAAAACTACTATTGCCAAGGCACTTTGTAATGAATTGGGAGCAGATTACTATGTTATCAATGGATCTGATGAAGGTCGATTCCTGGACACTGTACGCAATCAGGCAAAAAACTTTGCCGCTACTGTGTCTCTCACTGCTTCTGCTAAGCACAAAGTGCTTATCATTGATGAAGCAGATAACACAACGCCAGATGTTCAGTTACTCCTTCGTGCCAGTATCGAAGAGTTCCAGAAAAACTGTCGGTTCATATTCACTTGTAATTTCAAAAACAAAATTATTGAGCCCCTACATAGTAGGACGACGGTAATTGAATTCAATGTCCGTGGACAAACTAAGCAAACTCTTGCGGCATCTTTCTTCAAGCGTTGCACAGATATCCTCCAACGCGAGGAGATCACCCACGATAGTAGAGTTGTGGCAGAGGTCGTCCAGAAATACTTCCCCGACTTCCGAAGGACCCTCAATGAATTGCAGCGTTACAGCAGCACAGGGTCTATCGACACTGGTATTCTGGCGACGTTAGGTGATGCTAATATCACCAGTCTTGTGGATGCTTTGCGTGATAAGAAATTCAATGATGTGAAGAAGTGGGTAACTCAGAATCTTGATAGTGATCCTACTTCTATCATGCGTAAACTCTATGACAATCTATCTAGTGTGATGGATGGTCCTAGTGTTGCTGCAGCAGTTCTTATTATTGCTGAATATCAATACAAGTCTGCTTTCGTTGTTGATCAAGAGATTAATCTTCTTGCTTGTTTAACTCAGTTAATGTTAGAATGTAATTTCAAATGAGAATTTTGGGAGTAAGTGCTTATCATGATTCTTCAGTATGTTTACTGGAGGATGGTAAAATCTTGAGATACTATAAAGAGGAGAGATTGTCTCGTAATAAACGAGATACAACTCCTATGCTATCTCTCCTCAAAATTTACGAAGAGTTTGGTAGAAATATTAATACTATTGTTTTTGCTGATAGTGAAGAAAAAACTCTTGCCTTGTGTAAAAAATTGTGGCCATGTGAAATACATGAGCAAGACAAATGCCATCATTTGTATCATGCTTCTTTAGCATTTATTGCTAGTGGATTTGACGAAGCAACAACAATTGTTGTTGATAGAAATGGAAGTGTTTTTGATGATGTAATGGTAGAATCCGAAAGTGTGTTTCATAGCACACCTTTTGGATTTGATGCTTTGTACAAATCTTTTTGGAGACTTGCACCCTATACGGATGGGGAAAAATTAAAAAAATCCTTAGATGCAGTGCAAGAGTATTATCCTATTGCGGACATTCATTGTGATTCTTCATTTAATCTAACTCAAGTTTATGAAACTGCAACTTCATTGATTGGTGAAAATCCATTTGATAATGGAAAAACTATGGGACTTGCTTCATATGGAAAACCTTCTTATGAGTTTAAAAATTACTTTGTAGATAATAGACCCCTAGATAGATATTTTCTCCATCTAGAAAAAGAGGTAGATATGTATGGGGAATTTCATGTAGACCACTATCAAGCATATAATAGACAATTTCCAGATCTCATTTTAAAAGATGGTGTTGTGGAAGGTGAGCATCAATTTTATGCTGACTATGCATACTCAGTGCAACAACAAACGCAAGAGTGTTTAGGTAATCTAGTAGAAAAATATACAAAAAGACAAGATACAAAAAACGTTTGCATCACTGGTGGATATGGATTGAATGTTGTTGCTAACTCATATCTAGTAAAAAGATTTCCAGATCATAATTTTTATTTCTGTCCTTTGGCAGATGACTCTGGCAATTCTATTGGTGCTGCTGTTAATCTAGCAATGCCGTGGGTTGATAAGTTTTCATTGATGGGAACTATGTTTCATGGACAGAAACATTCTATTCCCGAAAAGTATGAAACATGTAGTGTTGAGTTTATTGCAGATCAACTTTGCAATCAAAAATCTGTTGCTGTCTTCAATGGACTAGCAGAAGCAGGTCCTAGAGCACTTGGAAATAGATCCATTTTGTTTGATTGCACAAATAA